CACCAGGAATAATCTCAATAAAATCTAATTTCACAGGAGCTTTAGTTTGTACAGACTGGTTTGACTTTGCATTATTTTTTAGTTCAGCACTGGTATTGAGGTTTCCCCCGTCCACAGTTGCCGCTAAACTAAAATGACTAGATAATGTTAATGAAAGCAGCATCAGTATAAAATATTTCTTATTCATTTCTCTCTCCTATATATACCTACAACTTTTAAGGTCATAGTAAAAAGGACCTACAGTAAACTGTAGGTCCTTATATTTTGGTGCGGATTGAGGGTTTATACTCAATACTTCATACCGTTTCTACATCTTATAAACTCTACATTTCAAAAAGGGGCAAATAAGGGGCAAATTTTATTCTGGCTTCTGCTCAAATTTTCCCATAACAAAATCACGTAGCCCAAGTGCATCTTTTTTGGTTTTAAATCCTAATAAGTTAGCTCTTTTATCATCTTTGCAAATACTTTTTATACTTTTCTGTATTTCATGCCACTTGTACTTATCATTTATTTGTTGTACCAGTTCCATCACTATTAATATTACAACCGCTAATCTGTCTGTTGGTTTTCGTATTCCATCTTTCTCTATAAAGTATAGCCTAGAATTCCAAGACTTTCGAATCTTAGGTTTTGTAGTTAACTTCATATCAATTAAATTGGAATTATGTGCGCAAATATTCCTAATAAATTGTATGCACCCTAGCCAAGATACGAGTTCTTGATTTGAACACTTATAAACTTTAGCCAGTTGGGTTAGGTTATTCTCACTCATAATTTCAATCATTTCGACCATCTCTCCAAATGTTAATAGGTCAATGGCAAGCCAAATCGTCGGAAATTTATCTTTATCAATATTATCCCGATTATATTCAGCTGATTTATTTCTTTGCATAGTCTTTAGCAAATTAACTTTTATCCGATATTGCTTGCTCTCTATATGAAATTTAGTCCATCTCTTCTTATTAGACCAATTGCTAAAATCCAGATATCCAAATGCACCATATCTCATTCCTAAAATATGGGCCATATTAGTTTTTACCGACACCTCAATTTTCTCGATCGCATGCATCAAAAAAATTCTTAAATTTTTATCTTGATAATATCTTCCTAATACTTCAGAAAATTTAACCCCGTTATATGAAATCACTGTCTCATTTTCTACTTTTGAAATCGTAGAAAGCGGATGTGCAAACTCCTTTAATTTATAATAGTTTATATGCTGAATCTTTTTTATATTAAACCCATCAATACACATGCCCCGACTTTCAAATAATTCCATTAACTCTTGGCTAGATAATGCTATTGGTTCTCCCATACATGTCCCCTTATATGAAAAATATAAAAAGGAGCGACATAATTATGAACTGCACCCCAAAAATTGGACACAATTTTTGGAGGTGCAGTTTTTTATGTCAAAATACTCAAAAGAAGTTAAAGAAAAAGCTATTGCTCTTTTCGAAAAAGAATTAGGCCCCTTTAGAGTTGCTAAGGAGCTTGGAATTCCCAAAAGCACTGTAAAAGGATGGTTATTTAAGTTTAAGATTAGTCATAATTTGACCCATAAAATGGGGAAACAAGTATTTTCAGCAGACTTTAAACGTAAAGTTCTTGAAACTAGGTGGAAAGATAAGTTATCCTTTAAGGAAACAGCAATATTATTTAATTTAGATAATCCTAGCTTAATTGCGGCATGGCAAAAGCGGTATTTAGATGAAGGGGTTTTGGGGTTGCAACTCAAGCCTAAAGGTAGACCACCTATGAAGACTAATAAAAAAATTAAACTACAAATAGATTCAAACCCAAAATCAGATAAGGAACGTATTAAAGAACTGGAAGCTGAAAATGCTCGATTAAAGTATGAAATATCTTTTTACGACGATTTCATGAAAGAAATGCGTGAAATTGCTAAACCCAATAGAGCTGTAAAAAAAGCACAAACAATTGCCATCGAAAGATTAAGAAAAATATATCCCCTCCAGTTTATGCTCGAATACTTTGGTATTAGTCGTAGTACATATTATGCGCGTTTAGCTAGCATAAAAAAGGGAGACAAATATATAGAGGAACGAGAAGCTATTCGTACACTTGTAACGATGAATAAAGGTCGCTACGGATATCGACGAATCACGATAGCATTACATAAATTAGGCTTTACTATGAATCATAAAGTTGTGATGCGTATTATGAAAGATGAAAACTTAACATGTAAAGTTCGTCTAAAGAAGTACCGTTCGTATAGAGGCACTGAAGGCAAAATTGCCCCTAATATTATTAAGCGAAACTTTACTGCAACAAAGCCAGATCAAAAATGGACCACAGATATTACCGAATTCCACTTATTTGGGCGTAAGGTTTATTTATCACCAATCTTAGATATGTATAATGGTGAAATTGTATCCTATGAAATATCAGAGCGACCTGTATTAACACAAGTGTTATCTATGCTGGATAAAGCCTTTAAGAATAGACCCAATAGCAAAGGCTGCATCTTACATTCAGATCAAGGATGGCAG